CGCTGCTCCTAACATTTTATTGTCTCCACTTATTAGACTTCATATCGTCTGCTTTCTTTTTTAAATGTTGGACTAACATTGAGATATATACTTGCCTTTCCCACGGAACCCAACTCTCTATTTCTGTTAAACTATATTTATGTTCTTGCATAAGTAGAAAGTTAGTTTTAAAGTAATTTTCCAAATTTTCGTGAAAAAGGCTTATACGAAAAAATCGTAATATCCATTTAAATAGGTTATATTACTCTTTTCGCATTTAGGGCATTTATATTTAATCTCATTTTCCATTACAGGCATTGATTCAAAAAACTGTTTGAAGGCTTTGAATTGTTGAGAAGTAAGGTTATCAATAAACTCTGTTTTATCCTCTTCTTTTAATTCATCAGCATCCACGATACTGTCGCCAGAAAATATCGTTTTCATACACAATTGTGCAACTTTAAACACATCACCTTCTGTTTCTGATTTACCCAACATCGTCATTTCTTTTGCATTGGGATATCTCATTTCAACCGATACATTTTCAGAGAGTCTCACGGTTTTTTCGTGACCCTCTGTTTCGTAAAGTTCAAAGTTATTCAAATCAACGATGATGTCAATTTTGTGTTCACAATGACCACACCGAAGTATTGCCTCTATTGTTTCTGATACTGAGACCTTTCTTAAATTTAAGAAGATATTCTGCATATCAAACACTGGAAGTTCATCTCCATGAACTTTACCAAAAGAACAGTTAGTGATGATTTGTTGTGTTGCTTTCATCATCTCCTCCATATCTTTTGTTTCGTTTGCTAGAATAAGCAATTTCTCTTCTTTAACTAGGAAAGGTCTGAATTTTACACTCTTGTTAAGAGTGTGTACATGAACATCTATCAGTGGATGTTCTGTCTGTGGTAGTGCCATATTATCCTCCAAACCTATTCCGAAAACGCCATATACCCATTCATCATATTGGTATTTGTCGTTTCGCACTTTTCACAATTAAAAACTATTTCATTTTCAACAACTGGTATTGTTGCAAAAAATAAACTAATTTTGTTGAATTCTTTTTTTGTTAAGTTGTCAATAAAACTTTCTTTTTCTTCCAATGGAATATCAGATATCATTTCGCCATTGTACTCTACTTGTTCAATACATAAGGATGCGATATCAAAAAAATCTATCATGTTATTGTTTTGTTGTTCTTGTAACATTGACGCGGTAGGATATCTCATTACCAATTTCAAGTCATCTGTTATCTTTATGACATTAGTGTGTCCCTCAACAAGATTCATTCTAAAATTATTTAAGTCAATGTCTACAGTATTGAATTCCTCACACTCACTACACATTATGTTGTATTGTAGTGGGTCAGTTTCAGATAGTATATGTAATTGAATCCAAATATATTGCATATCGAAAATAGGCAAAGTATTCGCGTCTACTTTACCTAAAGAACAATTAGATATACATTGAGATATGTTTTCGAGTAATTTTTCTTTACTTTCATCTGAAGACTCAATCAGTCTTTCTTCTTTAACTAAGAATGGTCTAAATTTTATTTCTTCATCCAAAGAAGAAACATAAATGTCCGTCAAAGGGTAATCCGCCTTTGGTAACATAACAAACCTCCAATAATTTAATCATTAATCCAAAGCATCACTAATACTGCCTAGAATTTTACTGTTTATAGCATTTTTAACACTTCCTTTACGAAGACTAAATATACCAAATAACTTTTCTGCTTCACCAGCATCAACACCCCTAGATACCCATCTCCTAAATGCAAATGTTACATTGACTCGTACAATACCTTCCGCACTTTGCCCCATAGGTAAGATATTCATAAGTCTTGGGAACGCATCATAGAGTTTCCATCGTGTTACTCTATTGTCCTCTCTATCCAATGCAAAAATTTCTACAGTACCAGTATATTCATCTGGAAAGGTTACTTCTTTTGATAGTGGGTTAGCTATTTTGGTCATCCAATCCTCAAAGTATGTTCTTACATCCCAATTAGAATCACAGAAAAAAGTAAAAGCTGCTGTGTCACCAAAATATTCTATACCATGTGCTCTATGTTCTACCCAACTACCAATTTGAGTTGACGCATACTTTATTTGCAAGCCTGGAATCTGTGCTTCTTCAACTTGCAACGAAACTTCTCTGTCGGTTAAAAAATTAGCAGGACTATTAATGATTACCTCAAATCTATTAGACCTAGCAAGGTCATCTTTTCTGACCTTGGATATAAAGTCGTTTGTTTTAAAATATGCCATTAAATCATCCCTCTTGACTGACTGAATACTTTTGTTTTGTTGGTATTAAAATCTTCTACTGGTAAAAATATTGCTCCCTTCCAATCTTGCGGATTTATTTCATAAAACCTAGACCTTATATGAGTAGTTAAATATCTTTTAACACAGGGTTTTACTTCTGGGAATGTTGCTGAGTTTGACAATAGACTCCAGTTATATCGCATTGTTGTTTTATCATCTATTGTTCTATCTTGTACGGTCTCCATTAATTTACCTAACAATTGAGCTCTCATCATGTAAGGTAGATAGTGTAGGTTTAATCCCCAGAACCCATTCTCAGTAGGTTCAAAGGGAAGACACAAGGGAAACGCATCGAAGTATGGTAACTTTTCTTTGTGTTTAGCATCATATCTAAACATGTACATAGAACCAATTTCAAATTGACTTACTATCTTTCCTATGTCAGATGATATGGCGCTAGATGGACTAGTTACGCCACGCATAACTTGTCTAACTTGGTTCATATACCAGTTAAAAGACTTCCTCCCAGAATCGGAGTTTGGTCTAATTTGTAGAAATGGATTTGCCATGGGACTATTTATACACTCGCGTAGATACCCAATTCTTTTTCGGTGATTATTTTAAACTCCCAACCTCTATTGTCACAGAACTCTTGTGCCGATTTCCACTTTGCTTCATTGATACCATAGTTGGCAATTTCTTGTAAGTATTTTTTTGTTTTCTTTCTTGGTTCTGGGGGTTTTGTAAATCGTTCTGGTTTTATTTCTATGAGATATGTACCACCAACTGTTTTTAGATAGAAGTCAACAAAGTAACGATGTATTCTTCTATCGATTGGTGACCGATAAGGTATCGCTATGGGTTCAGATGCCCACTCTAAAACATCTTGGTTCTTGTCGCACCAGTTCATGAATTTTAGTTCATATCCAGACCTATAAATAACTTCATTGAGGTCGCCACGATATTTTTTTGTGTTTTTTGGAATAAATTTCCCTTGGTGGATATCTTTTCGGTACGGCATCTTATAAATAGTCCAATAATAACATATTACTATTTATTCGGAGTTTTATACACATGGCTATGGACTATGTAACAGATTTATTTGACCGCATTTTTGGAAACAATTCAGAGGACGCGGGCAACCCAGAAAATACGGCTAATGATGTTGCTAAAGCAAACTCCACTGCTGCTGATAAAGACTTAAGCGAGAACTTCAAAAAAAGAACCGATATCAAAAGAAACAAAGTAACCCATCAAATGTTATCCTATCCAGACAATATGGATAATACAGAAGAATTTCCTCATCAAATTCAGTTCAATGTTTTAGTTAGGACTAGCGATAGTGAAGCTGCCGATTCTCAGTTTGCAGATTTGCCTCCAGCTGGATATGGAGAGGATCTAATGAGTCAAGGTTTGAGTAACGAGGGTGCTAACGAATGGGTAAGAAGAGTATCGAGCGCTGCTCTTGTAGGTACATCGGTTGCTTATGCATTGGGTAGTAACGCAAATCTAGTGAAGAAAGCAGCAGCTGTAACTGGTGCCGGTGTTCTCTCGCGGTGGTTTGGAGATAATATGGCTAAGTTAACCACCCCTAGTTTAACAAGGAAAAATGTTGCTTCTATTAGAATGGCTATGCCACAATCACCACAAAATAAAATGCAGGCAGAGTGGGATGTTACAGATTTTGGCGCTCTTATGGGTGCAATGGCACAGGCAGATGGTGATAAGGGTTTAGCGGAAATGATTAAATCCGCAGACATGCAAACCGAAGCAGGACAAACTCTCATGAGAACTGCTGCTGGTGCGTTGAACATAACTAAACAATTGGGGTTAAATTTGCCTTTGCAGTCTAGTATAGAATTAATGACTCGTAAAGTAAACAACCCATTTAAAGAAACTCTTTTTAAGACTATGGGATTCAGAAACTTTCCCTTTGTATTTAAGTTTGCGCCAAAAAACAGAAATGAATTATTACAAACATTAAAAATTATTAATGTTTTTGAAAGGTATATGGCTCCTCAAAAATCTCCCGGCCAATTATTCCTTGAGTATCCAGCTGAGTTTGAGATTGTATATATGTACAAAGGAAAGGAAAATGCTTACTTTACCAACTTCTTCAATGATACTGCTTTGACTAGTTTTCAAGTTGACTATGGTAGCGGTGGTATATTTACAGCCTTTCAAGGAACAGAAGGTGCGCCCACAGAAATTACTATGAGTCTAGGGTTTCAAGAACTTACCCTACTTGATAGAGATAAAATTGTAGACTTTACTGACCAACAAGAAGTTATGGGTGGATTTGACCAAAGTACTATGTTGCCTACTGTTCAAGGGGAACCACCAAAACCCGAGCAAAAACCAACTGGCAATGAAATAGACGAAAATACGAAGGCAGACTAATGGCATTTTTTAGACAATTTCCAAGAACTTTTTACAACATAGATAATACTCTGATAAACATACCAGACATATTTCGCCGTGTAGTACCAACAGATTTATTTGATAACATGTCTTATATGCTTGAATATGATATTCAAGATGGACAGAAACCAGAACATATTTCTTATGATATGTATGATACCGTTGATTATTATTGGTTAATATTGGTTTGTAATAATATCATAGACCCATATCATGACTGGCCTAAATCCCAACTTGATTTAGTAGAGTTTGCTAAACAAAGATATGGAGAAGAGAACCTAAATAAAGTTAATCACTATGTAGATTCAACTGATGAAAATATTAGAGTAAACTTTGACCAAACAAAATTTAATTTAAATGAAATTAGTATCGTTACTAACATTCAACATGAAACAAATGTCAATGAGTCAAAAAGAAGAATAAAACTACCGAGAACAGATGTTGTCGAGGAACTTGCTGGACAATTTAGGTCATTGATAAGAGGAAGGTAATATATTATGGCAAAACCACAGGCAGCTGGATCAATAGACATAGGCCCAATTATGCTTAAAGCTTCTCCAGAAGCTGGAGGCAAAGAAATAGATATCACAAATCTAGTTGGTGATATTGTTATTCAAGAAAGTATCCATACAAATTACATGACGATGGAATTGGCTATCGGTGATAGTGCAAATGTCTTGGGTACACTTCCTGTAGTCGGCGGGGAGTTAATAACAGTACATCTTACTTCCAATCATTTAAATAAAGAATCTTCAAGTCAAGTTATACATCAAACATTTGTTATTGATACTATAGGAGATAGAACATACAAAGATGATAGAGAATCTTTTTATAATATTACATGCATTACACCAGAAGGATATAAGAACAATACGACAGTAATTAATCAAAGATTTGAAGGGCCTCCAAGAGACATTTTCGAGGAACTATATGAAAGGTTCATCAAAGACGGAAAAGTAATTTCAAGCAAAGGTGGCCGCTATGCCAATATAGAAGGCCCAGATTTAGAGTTTCTTGACATGAGTGGACAAACTTTTAAAAAAGATAATCATTGTTTTATTGCTAATTATTGGACACCTTACAAATGTATGAATTATTTAACGGACAAGGTTGCACCAGCTCCTGCTGCTGGTAAAGAATTGATGCCTAATGTAAAGTATTTTCAGTCTGATAAGGGACATTATCTTTGCAGTCTTTCCAAGTTAGTTGCTTTTTATAAAGAAAGAAAAGCAATATATGATGAATTTTTCCTTCTTCCAAGTGCAGATGAAAATTTTATGATGAATGAAAAAAGAGCCACGGTTAGTGGATATAATTTTATGGCTCCATTTATATCTAAGAAATTTAATAAAATGATGAGTTTGGAAATTCCTTTTTATACGCATGACATAAAAGACCAAGCTTCTGGATTCCAAGGTAATATGACAGTTGGATTTGATATGACAACAAGATTACCATATCACATGGAGTTTGATTATTCTCCAAAACAACCAGAACGAAGGACACAAAATATTAGGACGATGCCCCTTGGATATGAAGATTTTTTTCATATTGAAGATACTACAACCATGAGACAACTGGCACTATCGGAACCAAGGTCTGCTTTGAATGTGCAAATAGGTTCATCACAAATATGGACTGATAATAATTTTGGGCATGATTGGAGATTCTTTGTAGATACTGCTTTAAGAGATACAGCAACAGAAGAATTAAAAAGACTAGAAGTTGCAATAGAGGTGCCAGGCCGAACAGATATAGATTTGGGTATGCTGGTTTATTTAAACATTCCTAATACTGGAGAAAAAACTGGTGGCCAAACAGCTGAAACATTGTTTGATGCTAGAATGTCTGGAATTTATATTATAACTGGAATAAGACACGGTATATCTACTGCTGATAGTAATCACAAGATGAGATTGACTTGTGTCAGAGACAGTGTGGGGAGAGATTAATGCCAAACAATAAAATGAAAACAAGATATCCAACTTTTGCTTGGTGGCAGGGTATTGTTGAAGATAGAAATGACCCAGAAAAATTTGGTAGATATAAAGTTCGTATTATAGGATATCATACACTGGATAAAGCAGTTCTTCCTACTTCATCTTTGCCATGGTCAATTCCAATGCAACCAGTTACTTCTGCTGCTATATCTGGTGTCGGTGAATCGCCCACTGGATTGGTGGAAGGTTCTGCTGTTATTGGATTCTTTGTTGATGGTGAAGACGGACAGATTCCAGTTATCATGGGTTCTTTTGGAGTCCAAGATAATGTACCCACCCAACCAGACGGAAAAACTCCTCAAACTGCTGAGTCATTATCAGAAAGAGGATTCTATGACCCAAATGGTAAGTACCCACGCAGAAAACAATTAAAGATATCAGAGGATGAAAGTCTTCTTGATAAAGTCAAGGGAATGGTTAGTGATGGTCTTGGTGGTGTATTAGACTCAGAGGGCAATAAACTTACCGAAGCAGCTGAAGGTGTAGAAGCCGTTGATGTAGGTAAAAATATATTAGAAGAAGCATCTTCATCCAGACTTGCGAGAGGGACAGAATCTTCTGAAAGTCATTACTCCCTCAAGGCTAAACGAGATTCAAGAACAAAACAAATACCTAGAGGGTTTGCATCTAAAATATCTGGGTGGAACAATAAAGAACTTCCATTTGAACACGATGAAAGTAAGAGTCTTAAAGATTTTATTGAAGGTGTTGGTAATGTTGTTACCAACCAATCCGATACAGATGAAAAAGATGATGGTAAAATTGTAGTTCAGCCAGGCATATACAAACCAACATTTTGGGATGAACCACATCCACAAGGTTCTGAAACTTCTGCATCACAATATCCATACAATCATGTAAAAGAAACAGAAAGTGGACATGTGTTTGAAGTTGATGATACGCCAGGCGCTGAAAGAATTCATGAGTTTCATACTGCTGGAACATTCAGAGAAGTTCAACCAGATGGAACTAAAGTAGAAAAAATAGTTGGTGACGATTATGTCATTGATTTAAAAAACAGACTCATGTATGTCAATGGAGACTTTGACATGATGGTAGAGGGTGATTATAACCTTAATGTTAAAGGTAACAAATACGAACACATATCTGGACACTCTTATAATACGGTCAAGGGAAACAGACTGAATAAAATTCAAGGACATGAATTAGTTGATACACAGAGTTCATACTTGTTAATGACTGCTGGTAACTTCAATTGTCAAGTAGGACAATCTGATAAAGATAGTAAAAAAATTGCTAATTATAGACTGCGTGTTTTAGGAGAACACAACACAACAGTTCAAGGTAAACAGAAAGTTATGAATAGACAGGATTATAAACATACTGTCTCTGGAGATTTTACAGTAGCTACGACTATTAGGAAAAGTCTTGACCCAACTGCCGCCGTAGATGCTGCTATTGAAGGTGCAGCTCCAAGTTTAGATGCGATAATTTCGGGTGGTTCAATCAAATTACAAGCTGTCAAGAACATTGAAGTTAACGCCAAAGCAGATGGTGTACCAAAAGTGCCAGGCGTTCCTCTTGGTAGTTCAGTTAACATTGTTGGTGATAGAATTAATACTACCGCGAGAATAGACTATGTTGAAAGAATTGGTGGAACCCCAGGCCCAATTCCCACACCATTGACTGGCCCGCCAGATTTCCCACCAGTACTTCAAACAATAGACTCTTATGGTAAAAAATACTCTTTCCATATTGGTCTGACTGCTGGTATGTCAAGGGTTGTATTGTCTTCTCCAAAAGGGCCAATTGTTGATGGTCTTGTTCCAACTTTCTCAGTACCTACAATCGAAAATAAAGTTATCGGTGTTGGTACAATTGTTGACTTTGTTGATGGTGCTGGACAGATAGACCAATTGATAACTGGTGTTGGTAATATCAACCAAGCAGTTGGTGGTGCTGGAACGATAAACCAGAACATAACATCTGCAACCACTCTTGCTATGGCTGGTGGTATAAATCCATTACCTTCTATCGGGCCTATTATTGATGGTACAAGTTCTCGACTAATGTCGCCTGCTTCTATCCTTGATACAACAATTGGTGCATACCTCAGTACTGTAGCATTGACAACAACATTTGCTTCTACTGGTAATGTCCTAATAGGTGCGCCTACGGTTATGGTTACGGCAGCTGCTACTACC